GCCCGCCGCCATCAGATGCGATATCAAACTTTAAGTTTGTCACACCAATATAAAGTTGGCTACCCGTTCCGGACAAGTTTGGGCCTGTTCCGAATACAGCCTGAAATCCGCCGGGACTTGTTTGGAAAGAGTTTGTCGTTGGAAGCTGCGCAGTGTTAACCCAAGCCTCTACAGTAAAGTCGCCGGTCCCCATGTTGAGCGCAGCGTTTGATGCAACACCAATTCCATTATCTGAGTTTGGATTAAAATTAGACCAGTTGCTACCATACGGAGAGAACGATCCCTGCGTCGTGTTGCCGTTGCGGGTGATCGTGAAGTTATTCGTGCTGCTGTCGAGGAACGTGTTGTTCTGTGCGCCGTTGCTTCCATCGCCGTGGAGCAGCAGCGTTACGTTCTTGAAATTAGGGTCGTTCGGCTCTCCAGACGCGCCAGAGAGAACCTTAAAGTTCGACGGCATTAGACACCGCTCCCCACATATGCGCCATAAAGGGTGCTGCCCTCTTTCCAGAGAACCACAACGTCAGATGCAGTAAGTGTCGGCGCAGCAGTTCCGCCAACCTTGATCCAAGTGATCGTCGGCCAAGTGATTGTGTAGCTGGATGCGGAAGCCAAACGCAGGATAACGCTCTCACCCGTGTTCAGGCTGTCCGTGAACGTGGTGTTACCACCAATCGTCTTATACTGGATGTTGCCGTTCGATGCGTCGATGGCCGTGCCAGAGAGGTTGTAGACAGTCTCAACCACGTTAACGAACAACTGGTCACCAGTGGCCCGTGCCAGAGGATAGCCGCCAGCCAATGAGCCGTCATGGACGACCAGCGTATCCTTGGTAGTGTCAACAGTGACTTCACCCACCACACCCGTAAATGTCGCGTGTTCAGCCGTAGTGCCGCGACGAAGCTGTACTTGTTTAGGCATTAGGTCAAACCTCCAAAATCATCGTAGCTATCTACGCTGCCTGTAATCAAACCCCAATCTTGGCTTGATGCCAGATTATTAAGTTGAGTCTGAATGTTGCTGGTCGCGCCGTCAACGTAACTCAACTCAGTCGGCGAGATTGTAGCACTATTTGCAACGATATTCCCGCTAATTGTAACTCCATTGAGCGTCTTATTCGTCAGCGTCTGAGTGCCATCTACCGTGACATAAGTCGATGTGTCTGGAGCCGCTCCTGTGGGGCCGGTGGGACCAACACTTCCTGCACTTCCTGTAGGCCCAGTGGGACCGACAGCAGTCGTATTTTTCCAGAGGCCGGATGCGCCGTCATACACCAATGCCTGACCGCCTGTGGGAGCGGTAATCAGAACATCGTGAATCTCATCAAGCTCATAGCCGTTCTGCACCTTAACGAAGATGCGGCCCGACGATGAGTTTACCGAGATGACGTTAGCGACATAAACCAGATGCGCAGGAGCAACCGGTTTAGTCGTCTGGAACGCGCCAGCAGTAGTGCTGGAGAGATACAGTGTCTGACCAACGCTATAGGATGCCGTATTAATACCCTGCACAATGCCGTATTCGACGACAATGCCTTCAGCGCCGTTAGCGATAGCTTCAGCAGCCACACCGAATGTGCGGGCAGATGTTGCATCGCCGTTAGCCTGTGCGAGTGTTACAGACGGACGCTGACCCTGACCGCCAGAGATGTAAACGACCTGACCCTTAGCAATCGTGCTACCAGTGCCATTATAGCACATTTGGTATATCAACTCTCCGAGCGGCATATTGACGTTGCCGCCCTTCAGTCCAAGGACAAGCGTACCTTCGCCATTGTCCCAGCCAAGACGCGCAACAGCAGTCGCAGCAGCATTGGTAGTGTCAAACTGAATGTAGTCAGGCGTTTCAATGCTATCGATGCCAGTCACAGCGCCTGTAGGTGTGGCTCCCGTCGGACCAGTCGGACCAACGCTACCAGTATTTCCGGTGGGTCCAGTAGGTCCAGCATCACCAGTTAATCCAGTGGCCCCAGTAGGCCCAGTTGGACCGACATCACCCTGAACACCTTGGATGCCCTGAATGCCCTGTGGGCCTGTAGGGCCGACAACACCCTGAATACCCTGCGAACCAGTCGGACCTGTGGCTCCCGTGTCTCCTGTGGCTCCTGTGGGGCCGGTAGGGCCAACTGCGCCAGTAGTCCCGGTAGGACCAGTAGGACCAACAATCTGACCAACATCATTCCACTGAGTTCCATCCCAGACGTAAAGATTGCCGTCAGCGATAACTACATAAGCATCATTAACCTGATTGCCGGTAGGAGGAAGATTGCCGACAGTAGCGACTTCACCCTTAAGTGTAATCGAAACACCCGGAGAACCAGTGTTGCCTGTCGGACCAGTAGGGCCAGCATTGCCTTGAGCGCCCGTCGATCCAGTAGGGCCAGTAATGCCCTGAATGCCTTGTGCGCCAGTGGGGCCAGTTGGGCCAACATCGCCCTGAACACCTTGGATACCTTGGATGCCTTGCGGACCCGTAGGGCCAGCAATACCTTGTGGGCCTGTTGGACCAGCCGCACCTGTAGAACCAGTTGTCCCAGTCGGACCTGTGGGGCCAGCCGCTCCAGTAGCGCCTGTATCACCCTGCACTCCAGTCGGACCCGTAGGCCCAGCAACCGTAGAAGCGGCTCCCGTAGGCCCGGTTGGACCCGCACCCGCTGGTCCAGTAGGTCCGGGTACAGTAGACGCAGCACCTTGAGTGCCAGTCGGCCCTGTGGGACCGGTCAAGCCAGTATTACCTATGCTACCAGTAGGACCAGTGGGGCCAGTGCTACCTACCGCACCAGCAGAGCCTGTAGGTCCGGTGGGGCCAGCCGCACCAGCCGTGCCTTGAGCGCCAGTTGGGCCTGTTACGCCGGCAGCGCCAGCACTACCTGTGGGGCCAGTAGGACCAGCAGGACCGACAGGACCGGGAGCCTGAACCTCCACAACATTCGTGATTGTGTTCTCAGTGACAATCGTGCGGGTAGTGGTGACTTCTACAATATCGGTCATTCCGTGTATCCCGTCTCAACAACAGCACGGCCACGAACCCAATAGTAAGCTGCTCCACCGGGTTCAATCACGCGCACATCATAATAGCCACTTTCAGGAAGCGTTGCCGTCACTGTGTCTGTAAGCGTCAGCATGAACTTACCGATAGAGCGATCAACATAAGTGACGCCAAAATCAGCAAGTTTAGATTGCTTATAATCAGTCCAGATTTCAGCTTCTACCGTGTATCCTGTCAGGTTAACGCCAACGCCAGAAGAGTCCTTCAATTGGAACGTGATATCCCAATCTCCGTGCTGTTGGATGATGATGTCGTAACTTCCGGGCTGGATCATGGCTCACCTCTATTCGGCGTATATCATTCGATGGGGATTATATCTAGCGTGTTAAGGTCAACTTTATATTCAGCATCATTGACGTATTCGTGTTCCATCCAAGTTTCATTTTCCTTGCATTGCATCTGAATGTCTTCTGGAACGCATTGAATGTTGACGCGAATATCTCCGTCAATCGTGCTGTACACGATGTAGTTATTGATCACCGTTTAAGCTCCGTAACTGTTATGATTCTGTCAGCCGTTAATGTGGCTGCTTGTGAGTTGGCATTGAAAAGTTGTGCGACCAAGTTAATTGTATATGTTCCAGCCGCCAAACTTGGAACCAAAGTCTCCAGTGTACAAGGCTGTCTAAACTGATACGTCGCCCCACCAGCCGTTGCATATTCAGTCGAATAGTAAAGCTGAGTACCTCCAGCGCCACTGGATGTAATTTGGAATTGGATACCATGCGATCCAGCCGCAATAGGCTGAGAAAAGTTTTGGAAAGTGGCCCGAATAATAATCGGGCCGCCTTCCGTCGTTATTGTAACAGTCTGAATTGTTGTTGCTGTCGAGTTTATAGCAACAGATGTCGTCGATGAAGCAGCCGTCAGCTTGCTAACAGCGTTTGAGGCAATCGATGTAGTGTTAACCTTATTGGTGGCAATTGTGCCATCCGTATTGATAGCAGCCGTGACGCGAGTATCTGTCGCCAGAACCCACACAGAGCCATTCCAGCGCCACAAACGATTCTCAGCGTCTGTTTCTATCCACAGATCACCAACAGCTTCAGGTGTGGGAGCAGAGGCTTGGAAATATGTATTAACTTTACCATCAGCCGTCGCTTGAGCGTCAGATGCCGCGCTAATGGCTGTAGTAATACCTGTATCCTGCGCAACCGCCCAACTAGCGCCGTTCCAGCGATACATCTTATTGCCATCGTCAGTATCAAACCAGATGTCACCAACGCCAGTTGCAGTTGGTGCGCTAGTCTGGAAGAAGCTGACAATCTTGCCGTCAGCGGCTGCTTCAGCATCAGAGATGGCTAGAATGTATGGGCTATTCAGCGGATCGTAGACTGTAGGCGCAGTCGGTGTGACCAAGGCTTGTTCTTCTGCATCCCAAGCGTAGATGGCCGCATTCTCTTCAATCAAAGTCATCGGCACTTGGCCGGTGCTATTGATGTTCTGCGTCATTACGCGGAAAGGCTTGTCGGCCCAACCCAGCGGCTCAAACGAGAGATAGACAACATCTCCGACTTCGCAGCCAAGTGCCTTCATATTGAAAGTGGCAGAGAACTTACCGCGATACTGCGCACGTTGCAGAACCTGCTTGGCGATACGCTGTGCGCGACGACCCTCCTCTACCCAAGGCAGATCAAGCGTCTGCATACGCTCAATATCATCGATGGAAGTTATTGAGATCGTTGGATATTCTATGGGCTGATAAAGCGAGTTTCCACTTGGGTCTGTGTATTTGCCGTGAACAGCGTTGATTGACTTGTCCAAACCATCAGTCTGATTCCATGTGAAATCATCAAGAATGTCATTATCGTCAAACTCAAGCACCGGAGTAGCCAGATCATTCTTCATGACCGTGATGGACAGGCGACCATTAGAATCGCGCAGAGTGCCGTTCATGCAGGTCAGGAATAGCTGGATAATATCCATCCGATTATCGGCATCAGAACCCACCCCAGCGGTCCGATAGCGTGGCTGAGTACCACCCGCTGCCAACGTGATAGCTTCGTCGCAGATGTTTGCGGCTGTAATGAAGGAGGCAAGATCGATGCGCTCCGGCGGGACGCCACAGCCGACTGAGAGCTTGCTGTTGATGTTGTAGCCCAAAAGGAACCAAAGAAGCTGGAGAGCCGGGTTGTCGCGGTTTGTACTCGCACCGCCGCCCCAAGTTGCTTGGTTATTTGCCCGCTCTGCACCAGACCCGCCAGTAACCGTGCTATCCCGACGCGGATCATATAGTTTTGCACCTTTGCCCTTAATTGTGATGCGGTTTGGCAAGCCGTTAACCATAGGGCTTTCAGCTTTTTTGCTATTGCCAGTTCTTTTAACGCGGAAATAGACATACGCGCATCCAGTTAGGCGGCAGCTAGAACCCCAGATTCCACCACCATTGATAGAGATGGTATTAGCAGATGTCCCTACTGCGCGAGTTGCAACTGTTAGATAGCCGACGTAACGGCCCTGCCCACCAGCCGTTGTCCAAGCTAGTTCATCGTCGAAGTAAATCTGATCGATGCTCTCAACTTCATGCGCGGCAACGGCAACGATGTAGTCAAAGTATTCTTGATCGGTTCCAGACGGTTCATAATAGCGAATATCCGTATTCATGGCAGTTTCGCCAATTACAAACTTGCGATGGGCTTGTGGGTCAAATGATGCGTTTAGACGGCTTGCTTGAGCCTTCGGTAGCTTGGGTCCAAATAAAGCCTGAGATACTGTGCCAAGGGCCATCCCAACGCCAGCGGCAAGCAATGCTCTAGAAACAACTGGTGGTAGACCCACAAATGATAGGCCAATAACGACAGCCGCAATAGCAAGTTGCTTTAGAACTCTACCCACGGCCCACTCCCCAAGTCTTGGTCAAGACGCTACGATCAATCATGGTATAGCCGATTTCTGTCGCAAAAACAGCCTTGGCGTTTACCACAACTCCGACAGACCCATCATAAAATGCTAGATCACCAGTCTGAGCAAATCCGATAGGAACCTCTTCAAATCTAGTATCAATAAATGCTTCTAGATTATCAGCGCCAAGTGATTTGAGCATTTTAACGGATGTTAGAAGGCTATCGTATTTCCCAACATCAGCCATTGGGTTTTCACCTGTCATGGCTTCTACAGCACCAGAAACAAAATTAGCACAATCAAATGAGCCGTAACTAAACTGGTCTTTACGCTTGCTTGCCAGATAGTCTGATAGGGCTTGCTCCCAGTTTGATACGCGGTGGGTCATTATTTAAGATTGAAATCAGTTGTTGATTCGCCAAAATTGCCGCCAAACCCAAAGCTGCCATCATAAGAGGTCAACACCCCAGTCTTAAATGCACCGTTTGCGGCAGCGATTGAACGTGCTGCTGATTCATCCCCAGCGTCATATTCTTTCTGCATCTGATAGGTCTTATTCTGAGTTACAGACAGGCTCACCAGATAATTCTCAATCGATAGGGTAACGGTCTGAGATTGAGCGGAGCCATTGATCGTGATGTCATTCATGTAGCCGGTGTAATAGCTATAAACCTCACCAACCTGTGCTTCATTTTCATCAACCACATACCACCACAGTCGAGCGGTGCGCCCCTGCCAATTGTCCTTGTCGCCAATCGTGTTGAGGAAATCGACGTTGTTTACAATCAGGCCAGACATCGAAACCGTTACTTGGTCCGATCCCGTCTCATTGTGCTGCACCTCAGAAACGCCAATCAGGTCTGACGGATACGGCACATAGGTATCGCCATCTAGATCGGGATCGCCCGTGCCAGAAAATGTCTTGTCGTAAAGCCCTGTAGTGGCCCTCACAGGGTCGCCAACGATGTCCAAGTAGCAAACCCACCTAATGTAGACTAGCGGTGCTTCAACCGCCGCCTGAAGGGTCGGGGTAAGATTCGACATTAGAAGCACTCACGCAAATTAAATGAGAGCGAATAAACCAGACCGGGTTCGACAGAGTAACCGGGGTCTTCGACGAAATACATCAGCGCATATGGATTCTTAAACTCAATCGCTGCGTTGTCAGCCGGGGACACGCGAATTGCTGGCTCAAACGAGATTGTCGCCTGACCAGAGCCGTTAGATGTGACGTTAGCCGTAAGCTGAAGAAGCTGGTTGCCAATCGTCACGAACTGACCAGCATAAAGCACTGTCGTCGAGTTAGGCCAGCCATCCGTATTGATTGAGCGTCCAGTCTGACCAGCACCATTAACGAGCGGTGTGGCGGTCAATGCAGACTGAGCAATCTCATTCACAGGAACTTGGAAATCGTTAGCAGCACCACGCGCAAGTCCCATAAAGGCCCGCCAAGCGTTAACTGATGTCTCTCCAACAATAGGAGGCAGGGTCAAGCTGCATTCCCACCAACCGCGACCAGAGGCCAACACCTGACGCGCACCTGTCCACTCAGACACATTCTGCTGTGCGGGCTGCACAAGCCGCCATGCCATTGTTGCTGGTTTAGGCGAACTAGGGAAGGTGATCGTAGTCATTAGCTAATTGTTCCCGGTAGGCGAGTTCGTGATGCTGCTTTCATTGTGCGGTTCTGAGCGGCAGCAATGATGTACGGAGCAGCCTGTGCAATACCCTGCTCAACCTGCATACGCACAGCGGCAGGATCGGATGCTCCACGGGCATCAACATTGATGACCATGCCGTTGCCCAGTTTATTGTTTGGCACAATAGAACCGCTGCGTGATGGAACAAACATCTCAGGTCCACGTTCACCAACCATGTATGGTGTGCCAGCCTGAACAGAGCCACCAATAGCTTTACCCGGAAGCGATGGGGCAAAGATGCTCTTAAAGAATCCACCAATCGATTTGACCAATTGCTCAGTCACATAGATACGCATCAACTCGCTAATGATCGATGATGCCATGCTTCTAAATGCGCTCTTAAAGCCTTGCGTTCCAGTAATCAGACCTTGGAAGGCATTCCCAAATGAAGATGCGATTGAATCAGCAAGCTCAGTAGCTTCATTCGTAATAATCTTCATCGGACCCTGAATGCCTTTGAGGCTTTCCATGATCTGGTCCGAGTTAGGCAAAACCTGAATAAGAGGATTATCTTGAGACGCCTTCATCATCGGCACATCGGCTTCCAACTGTTGCCGAATAGCTTGGCGATAGGCATCCCAAGAACTGTAATTCTCAGGTGTTAGAATATCTGTTTTCTTAGCCGCTTTTGCCGCGCCGCCTCCAGATTTCTTTCCTCCAAGGATACTAGGCACATCCATAGATGGCACTTTAGGGGCTAAAGGCGTAAAAGCCGCCCTGTTAAATTGACCAGTAGGGTCGAAACTACCTCCACCGCGTCCACCTTTAGTAAGGCGACGACCACTTCTAAATGTGACTGCACCGCCAAAGTAGCTGCTTTCATTCGCAGGATTGGCAGCCCTGATTTCAGTGTCGCGGCTCTTTTGATTAATTTGCTTGAAGAAATTACCAGCAGCGGCAGCGGCACTTGCAAACGCATTAGCCAAGGCAAGTAGTGCATCGGCATTTTCAGCAACCGCAATTGTAAAGCGAGTCTTCAAAACTTCAGCTAATGTAGCCATCTTATCAGCAGCTTCATCAGCCTTAGCAATAGTAGCCTCATCCATGATAAGGCCCATTTCGGCAAGTTTCTGCGTTTGCTCTTCAATGGCAGAAGAACCTTGACGCAAGATCGGATCAAGCGCCTGACCGGCTTTACCAAACAATTGAACTTCAAGTGCGGCACGTTTTGCAGGGTCTTGAATTTTAGACATTGCATCAGCGATTTTGAGCATTGCCTGATCGGTTGTGAGTGATGCAATTTCACGCCCTGAAACACCTACAGCGCCAAAGGCTTGAATCATCTTGTCAGAGCCGAGCTTTGCCTCACCAAGTCGCTTAGTTAGCTGGGCAAAACCCTTTTGCATCTGCTCATTGGTAACGCCATTCTCAAGTGCAATGAACTTATAGGCTTGCAGTGCTTTAGTGGATGCGCCCGTCTGAGAAGCAAGCTCACCCAAGCTACCGGCTGCATCAAGTGCTTGACGGCCCATTTGCAAGAATGCGCCGGAGGTAACAGTTGCTACAAGAGCGGTCATAGCCCCTTTAACTGAAAGGGCTTGAGACGCCATGCCGGTTAGGCCAGTTTTGATTGAGTTGAACGCAGCAGCCGTTTTGTTAATGGCAGTGAACTCAAATCTAATTTGCTCATTTGCCATGCTTGCTGCGCTCCTGACTTATCTTAAAATATGCAAGCCACTCATTATACTCATCGATTGAGATTAGCTCTATCTCTTCTATGGTTCTTCCAAGCCGATCCGCCAAGGCTATGATATTATATCTGAACGGATCGGCCTTTAGTTTTTTTCATGATCCTCAAAGCTATTTGCAGTCATCATCTCACCGGCAATTTTGGTGATGACTTCGACTGGTTCACGCATCAGGGTGGGCTTGTCTTCAAGGGTGAAGAGCATATTCCCATCCCTATCCTGTGCCTTCATAATAATCATATCGACCATCCCTGCGATGGTGACGTTATTGATGAAGTTCGGATGTTTGCGCTGTAGCCTATCCAAATCGTGAGCTAAGAACTTACCAAAATAGAGAATGAAAGGGGCTTCATCCTCTCCTGACCATTCTGTGACCTCAAGGGTCTTTCGGGTTGAATGTTGTTTCTTCCTAATCAGGTCAATGAGAGACATGAGAACCCCTTCCTAATCTAAATTACGATGCAGTGCCGAGCGTCAAAGCGCCCGTTCCTTGAAACGAAAAGCTGGCTTCAACCAAACCGTCAAATGACGAATTGATGGTCGTCCCAGTGATGATAGCCGTGCCGGTGTAATACTTGTCACCAGTGGTCGCACCTTCGGGATACACGTTCAAAGTCACCTCAGTGCCATCGACAAGAGCGCCCTGACCCGTCGTGTCAGTTTCATCCCAAAAGCAATCCAGCGAACCAGACCAGCCCTTTAACGTGGTCTTAAACGTGCGCCAAGAATCGCCCATCGTGGTATCTTCTGCCGTGTCAGCAGTCGTTGCGATAGAAAACGAACGGATTTCAGCGACGGTATTAGCGCCAACTTTTACAGTACCTTCACTGCCAGTATGCGTAGCCATTATTCAACCTCCTCAGATTCAACGGATTCAACCGGCTCTTCCACCGGCTCTACAACGGGTTCTGCAACCCGTTCAGTGGGATGCCAGCCCTTTTCAGCGAAAGACTGCAAATCGCACTCAGGAACCCGGATAGGCTCCTTCGCGTCCTTATGATGAACCGTTACCATCTTCATCGCGCAGTCTCCACATCATTGATCGCTGTGATGTATTCACAAGCAAACACAAGCCGTGCCGAGGAGATCGGTTTCTCACCATCGGTGACAATATCAACCTCAGTGCTAGTCAATATACAGGATTTAGCGAGTCCGTTCAATTGGTAGTCATTGCCAATCGCTTCTTCGACATTAACGCAAAGAGTATCGATTGTATCTTGAATGGTCGTGCTGGCTCCGGTGCAAAGTATCTCGACTGATACATTGATAATCCGTTGCACGGTCCGGTTACCGATTGTGATGAGCGATGATGACTCATCCATCGTATACACAAGAATTGCTGGCAGCTTGGAATCGTCTAGAGCGTAGCGCCGCATCTTGTAGACGTTGTTGCCGGTAGAAGGTAGACCAGTGACCAATGTAGCGATGCGGTCACGAATTTGCTGACGAACGTGAGACATTAATTCTTCTCCAGAATCAGGGTCGTCACGCCAAGGCCATCTGTAGCCACAACGCGGATCGTGTAGGTTACATTGCGAATCTTCATCGTATCCCCTTCAGCAGCGTCTGGGATGTCCACAGTGCGGCAGACAAAGCTAGGCTTGGGGATCGTCACATCCATCATGTCAGTAGCGGTCACACTCGCATGAGGATTGTCGAAGATGCCATCAATCGTAATCGGACGCTTGTTGGTCTTAGTGTAAATGCCAGCAGTCCCGAAATCATCGAGTTCAAAGAAGATAGAGAGGTCGTCGTTCGACTCAACGCCCATTGGAAGGCTTTCTGCCACGCGGCTTAGGTTCGCGGAACTCTACAGGCTCAACGCGATTCTCAATCACAGCTTCGTCGTGAGGAACGGCCTTGCCATAGGCCATCAGGTCTTTACCTTCCGGCCCGCTCACTTCGATGATGTCACCTACCTGACGGATAGCGCCACCTGCGACTGTCGATTTGATGATACGATACTTCATAATCTCTCCAAAGGATTGGGGGTGGCCGACTTCCGAGGCCACCCCTTCTCCCTAGTCGTTACGCAGCCGGTGTACCGAGTGCGAACGAAACAGCGTGACGGACAGCCACATCAACCGTCTGGAGGGCCACAACGCGGACCGTACCAGTGGTCGAAGAGGTGTACGGATCGACCGTCAGGTCGAGGCCGCCCCACATACCGATCAAGCAGTCGCTGAAGTTACCAAACAGGAGGTAACCGGCAGTTGCCTGATTCGAAACGATGGTGCGGTAGCCGTTCATCGTGCCATCGGGATCGACAGCGAAGATGGCTTGGTTGGTGGCCTTAGCCGTCGTCTTCAGCGTACCATAGAGGCCAGCCGGAGCGATGTAGGCAAGGTTGCCAAGCAAAGCGTTATCTTCAGCAACAAGCGTTTCCAGACCAACGATTTCAGCCCAAGTCGGAGTCGCAGCAGCAAAGCTGTCGGTGTTGATGCCCGAAGTGCCATACAGACCAGTCGGCTGACCCGAAAGACCAGTACCCTTTAGCGCACCAGCGTCGATTGCGAGAGCCAAGGCTTGCGTGAGGTCGTCACGAACCAGAGCTTCCACAGACGGGGTGGACTGGAGGATAAGCTGGCGAGTCATGTCAGAGAATGCACCAACGGTTTTTGGCGACATCGTGACGCTGCCGAGGGTGAATTCCGACTCAGAAGCCGCACCACCTTCAGTGCTGATCCAGCCACCCGTCGAAGCAGCAGTCTTCTTCGGGATCGACACGTTTCCAACAAGACCCGGCATCATGCGCGCACCAGCTTGCATGACAGACGAAGAGTTGCGGAGAACGTCGATGAAATCACCAGCCATCAGGTTGGTTGCAACGATTTCGTTGTCGTCCGAGGTGTTCAGGTCGCGCTTGCCCCAGTTGCCCAGAACGTCAGCGGGAACCATCACACCCTGTGCCGTTGTGCCATAAGCACGAGCAGCAGCTTCAGATGCTTCCAATTCAAAACGAGCAGCTTCTTGAGCGGCACGGTCTGTCGGGTTAGCCAGAGCGCGGATGGCACGAACCACCGAGAACTGACGAACTTCCTTCTTGCTCAGACCAATTTCCTTGTTGTCGAGTGGCGCGTTGCCGATAACTTCAAGGAGTTCACCACGGAACTGATCAATGGTCTTGCCAGCGCCAATAGCAGCAGCGGCAAGGTCGGCTTTGTTGTGACGCTGACCCAGCTTCACGATTTCGGCGGCATTTTCGGCGGCAGCTTTGGTGGCTTCCGCACGAACCGCATCCAGATTAACTTCAGACATAGTAGTGTCCTTCTTAACTGATGGTTCAACTTTAGGTTCGGGTTCGGGAGCTACCGTGCTGCGCCCCACACCAACTGACGGGTCAGCAGGGATAGAAACAACGGAAACTTCCATTGGGGACCAAGATTTGACGCGATAAGCATTCTTATCGTTCGCATCCCGCTCCATTTTGTTCACGCGATAGCCGACGCTGACGTTGCCCCGGATACCGTCGAGAACATCCTGATACACCTCTTCAGCAAGTGCGGATCGACCGAAACGCACCTTTGACCGCAATACACGGTCACCGTCGAGGCTCACAGATTCAATAACACCAATTTGCTTTTCAGGATCATGGTCCAGAAGCAGAGGTGCGCGACCAGAACGCAGGAACTCAAGATCGATTGAGCCTTCGTTATGGTCTAGAATTTCCTTGCCGAAGCTACGTTCAACGCCAAGTTCAGATGATACTGCAATGTGAACAGAGCGAGTTGCCTCATCAATGACCTTTGCATCCATCGCATTTGCGCGATGGACAATCTCAGGCATAGCCTTGCGGTCAAGAGCATCGGCAATCTCAACAGCCGTATCAACGTCTTCAACGCTAACTTCTGGCTGATCTTCTTCCATAGGCATATCCGAAGTGTCAATTTCAATCTCGACCTTTACCGTTGCCCGTGTTTCCAACTCTTCATCAGCCATTTCACGTTCTCCAGTGGCTTCTTCAAACATTATCGGCGTATGGTCATGGTCCCTTAGCCAAGCCTTAGCTTCAGCGACAGTATACCGATTTTTATCAAAACGAATAGCCTGTAGCTCAGTGCCGCCATCAGCAAGGATGCCGAAGATAAAATCAATACCGGAACCACCAGCATCATTGTCACGACGAAAGCTATCATACTTATCAGGATTATTAAGCCGTGCTGCGTGTTCGTTCGGATAGGGACGTGCGTCATCATAATGGGATTGACCATCTTTTCCGCCTGTGCCATCGTTTGGGTGTGAATTGGAGGAAGCGTTATGATACCCATTAGTCAACGATTCTGGATGAAGGTTTCTAAGGGCGTGAGCAAAGGCGATTGCTGGCAATGGACTGGAGCGAAGAGCAGAAACGGATACGGGAATTTCGTTGTCTGCGGAATCCGTGGGCAGGAAAAATACGTTCCAGCGCATCGCTTCAGCTATGAGCTTATCATCGGTCCCATCCCCACAGGAAAGCATCTCGATCACATTTGCCGCAATAGGCTTTGTTGCAATCCCGCGCATCTTGAACCCGTCTCTGTTGGCGAGAATTTGCGCAGGGGAAGAAACAAGAATTTCATCGCTCACAAACTCAGAGTTTGCACGAGAGGCCATAAGGTGGAAGCTGATAATGCTATCATTGAAAAACGAACTGATGGATCGTTCAGAACCAGATGTAAGCTCTGTGCGCAAGAACGTGAGAAGAAGAGACGCAAATGAACGCTCTTTCTCAAGTGATTTTACAATCTTTTTAGCCCAAGCGAATCCGGGGTCACCACCCCATAAAGCATGAGCGATACGACCATTTGACGGATAGCCATCTTCCTCCGGACGGAACCCTTCTGCTTGCTTATCGACCTCATGACGGCTGAAGAAGCTATACATCCGCTTCACCGTATCATCAGACAGATCACGGTTATTCACGATGTCACGCGCACGGGCGATACCAACTTCAGTGCCACCACGACCAAACTCGCGCCGCCAATCAAGGCCGCGCTGTGCTTCAGTCTTCATGCCGTCAGTTGGTTGGTTCGCCATCTTGGCCTCCATCCTGTGGCAACATCCCCTTAGCCGCTTCATTGCCGCCAAATGGCTCGAAGGCTAATGACAAGCCATAACTGGTGGCGAGTTCCTTATCACGCTGCCAAGTGCTGTAGACATCATCGATGTCACGACCATCCTGTGCTGCAATCTCAGAAGGTGTCAGAAGACCGTTCTGCATACCAGTTACAGCAGCAGCCATTTCCTTCTGAGGATCGATCCAGCTAAAGCCACGCGGACGGAAGATGGTCGCCTGAAAGAACTTATCGAACTTCGTCACGGGGATGCTAATAAAACCAAATTCCATCACATGACGCAGCCACATTTCGTAAATCGGAAATGCGAGATGGTCGATCAGGAACCGCTGCTCAGTCCGATAGAAATCACGCTCTTCAAGCGCACCCTGACGGATTGAGGAATAGCTAGTGCCTTCAAGGTCACCAGACAGGCTCGAATAGCTAACGCAAAGACCAGAGGCAATGCCGCGCAGGATGCCCTTCTGGAAGTCGTTAAACGCTGTCGCAGGGTGCGTCGGATCAAATGCCTTAAAATCTACCCCCTTCGGCAGTTGGTGCATTGTCCCCGGCTCAACATCCATGATCGGAACGGTGTCGTCGTAATCATCAGCGTTGAAATCGTCGCCAGTGTCAGATGTGAAGAAACCCATCTTGGCAGCAGCGATACGGCTTGCAACCAATTCAGCCTCACGATGCGCGTTCATCATCTTGAGAGCCGTCATGATCGGCGCAAATGCTGTCTCTCCGCGTGTCTGCCCAGCACGGGTCGGAGAGTAGTAGTGCAGAATTTGCTCCGCAGGGACACGAACGCTAACTGATTGATTTAGCGTAGTAAAATCATAGTCTCCGGGATGGCCCTGACGAACCCAGTAAGCCACAGGACGACGATAGCGGTTAAGCTCAACACCCATGCGGATGTCATTCCCGTTCGGCAGCTTCTGGTTCTTCTGCTCATCGATAAGGTCTGCTTCAATGATATTGAGAGCAAAACCGTATTTGAACGAAGGCCCGCGCACAATCTGAACAAATGCTTCACCATCACGCTTCATGGCTTCGGTGCAGTATTTCTGCACATCGGCCCAAGTCATGCGACCATCTACCGTGCAAGAGCGCGACCAGTCATCAAATGTGCGTTCAATCTGATCGTTGCCAATAACATCCAAAGAGTTGTCAGCGTTCCGAGCCTTCACCTGAAGGTTTAGACCGTAATCGCCAACCACGTTGACGCGCATCAGGTTTAGGAATCGACGGGCATATGGGTCATTACGGGAAAGGTCACGCGCACGATTACGCAGAACTGTGAGGGCGGGACGAAGTTCAGTATCCGCGCTACGGTTGCTGGCCTTAAAGTCCTCAAACAACCGCCCCTGATTAGCAGCGGCATAATTGCGCCTACCAAGCTGCTTGATCTGGCGTGTTTCGTTCTTGTTGACGATAGCGGGTTTCAGAAAGTCCCAGAATGCCATTACCGAAACCTCACTTTAACAGTCGCATTACTGGCTTTTCCAGCAGCGATTAGAGCGTCCTGATTTTCCTTTGCGACTTCCTTGCGGTAGTAGTCGCGCCACATCATCAGGTCCGTAATGCTCATCTTAGCCAAAGAGCGGCCCTGAATGCTATAGCTGGAAACATCCTTATCAGCGCGGCCCTCAAGCAGCGACTGAATCTTCTCGACCATGATTAGCGCATGAGACCGATTGTCAGCGCCGTTTTGATCTAAGTTAGAAAGAAGTTCTATATCACCGTTAGCAACAAGCACCTTAACGCTATCGCTTTTACGGCTAATAAACGCTTGCCAAACATAAGCACCAGCAGCCATCGTGCTGGTGATGTTTGAATTAAGGGTGACAAGGAACGACCCGTCAGTCGCTGTCGTGGCAGTAACTACCTTGTCAACCCCGCCCCCATTACGAAGGCGGATATTGTAAATCAAATCGTAGGATGCAGGAGCGTAGGTATCCGATAGGTCGCCCCGCTTCCACTGCACAAGAGTACCCGCAACAACACTTGTAGGCTCACTAGCCAGCGCATTGTCTTGACTAAACAGGTTAACCATTACCACCCCCAAAAAAAGCGGAGTTCGTGCGCTGACATTTCTTGAGCCGTTTGCAGTGACGGCCCGGACGACGAATTCTGCGCTTCAGTCGAAGAGAAGGAGCAACAACTTTAGAAGCCTTAGCCATTCTACCTCCAACTGTTAGCGAAGCCACCCGATCCCGGTCTTCTAGCTAATTTCTTCGGATCAACCAATGGGTGCGGCTTTTCGGGCCTTGCCACAGGTTGTGCCTTGACAGCTACATTAGCATAGAACTTGTTGTAAACGCTATCCAAATTCACGTTCAAAATAGCAAGTGCTGCAATACCGTAAACTCGAACGTCGAGAGCTTCGTTTCTAGTGCGTGTTTTCACCCAAACTCTATGCGCAAAACCCTTGTTATACTTAATGATTTGGCGTTCAGCGGTTAACTGCTTGAAGTATTCTGGGTCACGCTCACTTGGGAAGTGGCAATAGCCGGGGCCGGGTTCATCAATACGCAGACGCGAATATAGAAGCTCCTTCACCGTATCGACACCAACACCGTAAAGCGGAACTTTGCCAATGTTGTTCTTTGAAGGTCTGCCAACGATAGGCTTACCTTCGCCACCCACCCCTTTGATGGCAAATACCCGCTGCCGAGTCTTGGCGTAATTGTAAACGGCCCTTGTGTGGTGACCACCAGAGTCGATGCAGGTGGCACGGACAACCAACTCTTCGCCGCTAGGGTGTTCGTAGGTTGTGCCTATGATGTCGTCTAAATCCTTCCAGATTTTAGGCGATGATGGGTCACCGTAGATGATATGATAACCGACAGACCAGCATTCCTCCTGCTTTGACCAGCCGATAATCTCGCATTCAAGGCGGTCATCCTGAACGTCAACGCCAGCCGTCAGCAAAACCACATCTTCAGGTATTTCGTCATATTCTTCGCGGCGTTCGTAGATCGATAGGTCGTCTACACCCTCTCCCTGATCCTCCCATGTCTCGCCAAGAAAGGTATTCACAAACGTCTTTAGGCGCATCGGGTCTTTGCGGGCGGCTAGAAACTCTTCCGCTGCGTCCGATAGAACCGACCAAGGGCTGTACAGTGCGTTCAGATGGAATCCAGCAACCCCATTGAATAGCTCTGTTGCTTCCCAATGACCCTTAGAAACGGCCTTACGTCGATCCGCATCATCCCAAACTGAGCCACAATGTTCGCAGGTGTAGTGTGCAGTCTGAGGCTTACCTTCTTCCCAATGCACATTTGCCCAGCGAAGCTCCTGATGCTCACCGCAATCAAAGCACGGAACCATGAACTTGCGTTGGTCGCTTTCCAGATAGGCAGACTCAATCCGGCTGGCATCCTTGTTGGTGGGTGTCGAAACTAGAATAATTTTCCGATTCCAGAATGTCGCAGAACGCCTCTTTGCAAGCGCAACTGGGTCCCCTTCTTCGCCAGCAGAGGGCGGATACCTATCAACTTCGTCACATAACACGACACGGATAGGCCGAGAGGCAAGGCCAGCAGGGCTATTCGCGCCCACCAGAGACAGCGCACCACCCGGAAATATCTTGTGCAGCGCCGTATTTCCGCTTTCTTTGCCGCGATTATCCTTAATCTTGTCGCGCAAACAGGGAGTAGAACGCAGCAAACCAGCCGTCACACGGTCCTTTGAGAACGACATTGCCATGTCCACAGTCGGCTGAAGCATCAGGATCGGAGCCGCATCGTGTGCGATGTGGTAGCCAATTGTGTTCAGCAGCATCTCTGACTTACCCAACTGAGCGCCGCACATCACCACCACCTCCTTGATGGTGGGGTCAGAGCAAGCGTCCATGATCCCACGTTGGTATTCAGCGCGAGATGTAATCCAGCGTCCCGGCTCAGATGAGCTTTGGCTATCCAGACGACGTTCAAGGTCAGCCCATTCGGCAACCGACAGCTTTGGTGGTGGTGTCAGCCGCTTAATAGCTTCTCTAAGTGACTCTGAAAGCGAAGCACGGGCCTCTGCCGTTTCAAAGTGCGGGATCATATACGCTCCGACCTTCTTGGACGACGATTGGGCCTTTTCTTGACTGGAGCCTCTTCCTCTTGATCGACTGACTCAATCGTTCCGCTTGTACTGATCGGATTTATCGATGGTTCGTAGTTCGCCATTTCAGATAAAGCCTCATGTATCTGCTGCTCAATGATCCCCTTCACAACAGCAGCATCATCTTCATTGGCTACCAATGGCGCAATCTTCGTCGGCAATGCAAGGAACTTAGCGCGGCAAGCGTTCAGCACATCAGCCCAAGCCTTGATCACATCTTCGGTCAGGCACAGGCTTTGCCGTATCTTAGCAAGCTCCATCTCCGCAATTTCAGCGTCCGCGTTCATCTTGCGTGTGCGGGCAGCATCGTAATCGGAGCCTAGAAGCACACCACCTGTTGTTGGTTT